ACAACTTCTTCCAAGTTGCTACTGCGGGTGATAATCTTTCACGTCTTTGCCAAATCAAAAATCAAACGGTGACGATTAAATGACTATCAAAGCAACTGAACTTCTCAAACTCTTTTCCAAAGCAAACCAACTTGATTTAAGTGTTGAAGTTTGTGAGGACAAAGATGGTGATTATATAGTTCGTATCTACGAAATGTTCCGTCAAGAAAACTTTGATGAAACAGTATTCATCAATCAACAAGGTGAAACTAACTGGGATAAGAGATGTTATAGTTTTGATTATATGATGGATGTTCTTGATGAAAAGTTAGAAGAAAAACGACAAGAGAAAATCAAAGAACAAAAACGACAAGAACTTCTTGCTCGTTTGACTGATTTTGAAAAGGACTTGCTGGGGGTAAAATGACTGAACGAGTTAAATTCAAAAGTATCACACGAGTGATTGACCCAAAGACACGCATTCATTATCTTGATGCTGTTGATGAGAATGGATACCATTGGACTGCCGAAATGTCACCACACGAAGAGAGATGGTTGTGCTATACTGATGTATGGAAAAAAGACCCACAGCAACCTTATGACCCTTGAAGAAATCCTAGAAGAGTACGGACAGGAAGTATTAGACACTTACTACGAACTGTTCCCTGATAAGGACCTAGCAAAGTTTCCTGACCGATTCTGTGGTCCTGTTGGTGATTATGCTGACTTTGTGTTAGACTGTTATTATTCAACTGGTAGTGATGAACTTGATGAAACTGTAGAATCTTTTGAGAACGGAGTGTTTCAAGAGTATTACTATTACTGCCACAATACCAATACTGGATTTGTATTTTATAATGAGGACTGATGTCTAAGTATCGTATCGTAGAACGACCAGGAAAAACCTATTGTTACTACGCACAAAGGAAAGTGCTATGGTGGTGGGTTGATTTGCCTACGCACTCTTTGAGTTCTTATCGTGATACTCCTGCTTGTGAGACACCTTCATATTCTCAGGAGTTGGTTGAGAAATATATTGAGCATATTGTTATGAAAAAGAAAGACATTGTGGTAAAAGAGTATGAGGATTGAAATTACTCATATACCACATCAAGTTGCTGATTACAAGTATTTTCTTTATTGTGAGAAGAACAAATGAATGATGATATGCCTTGGGTCAATCTCACACAAGAGGAAGTAGAAGAACTCCGCAACAAAAAACACGAACTTACTGAATACGGCAAACAGAAGTTGAGAGAGATGTTGACTCACGAAGAAATGTTGGAAGAAGCAGAACGCAGAGAAAGGGGTAATCGTGTGCTCCAAAGGTATAATGAATACCACAATACTTATTCTTCTGGTCTCACTTGGGGAACACATATCACGCCAGAGTTTCAACAAGCAATGACTTTGGAGTGTATGTTAGATGCCCTGAGGCGTGAGAATCTCAATCACGAGTTTGATGTGATTCAAACTGCTGACATCAACGCACTGATTGAAGCATTGTATCAGCAAGGTAAAGATTATCTTGAAAAGGTGAGGACAGTTCAAGAACAGGCACAATGACACTCCAAAACCGACTTGGATTCCCTATAATAGTCTCCTACACACAGAGGACTGATGACTTTCCAACCTTATACTTGTGTTCCTGGAACCGAGATTATTCATAGCACCACCGATGTTTATGAATATAGTGATGAAGCAGAAGGATACACTCTTACTGTAAAACTTCAAGCGGATAATGGTGGAGTTTATTTAGAATCCACAGGAAAACAGCACGATAGTGAGCACAGAGGCATCACTGAATATATGTCTATTGGAAATAAAGACCTAGCAATTTGTGTTGCTAAAAGGATTTTGGAACTTTATGGAGTAGCATAATGAACCTTACATTTAGACAACACGTTTTATTATTAACCGCAATCACATTGTTTTATGATGAGGTATCAAAGACTTCTACACCAGAAATGAAACACGAAATTATGGAACTTGCTGATATTATCCAAGAGTCTGCAGATAAGATGAAACAATGACTGAGAAGGATAAGATCTTTTATAATGTCTGGTGTTGTGCATACCAGAGAAGATATATGTATAGGGGAAGTGATAGAGAACACAGAGAACATACCACTTTGTTGATGTGTCTGGGTATTGCGAAGTGGTATGTGTTTGATAGTGAAAAACCTAATTATTTGAGTCAAAAACGATAAAAAACATTTAAAAACATTATTAAATGTATTATTAAATGTATTTGTGTTGTTTATATGAGAGTATAATGGTAGTGTTATATTGTTGAATGTGTGTGGTTTTATGTTCTTTAAATGCTTTTAAATCCCTTTAAATGCTTATAAATGTTCTGGGTCCTTGTGGTCTTAGCATGCGTTCTAACACAAAACGCCGAGAATGTCAAGCACCCCCACAAAACTCCGAGACCCCCAAGCACTTGACATAAAACTCCGAGCGTCTTATAATAACTAAGAGTCGCCAACTCATTTTGGATCTAGATGTGCCTCTGAGTCTTATGGGGCGCAACTAGATCTCAACTAGATTACGCAACTAGATTCGCACATACATCTAGATACACACAACTAGATTATCATATCATAATATAACAATAGTATTATATCATCATACAACTAGATTATCATATCATCATACAACTAGATTCGCATCATACATCATCATACAACTAGATTACGCAACTAGATACACACATCATAATACATCTAGATTCGCACACAATACTTCATAATGCAACTAGATTCGCATATATACTCACAAGCATCTAGATCATACACAACTAGATTCGCACACACCCCTTGACACACCATCTAGATTCGCCTACAATACACACAGTTACCTACGAGATTCTTATGGTTTACGCTCAAGCACAAAAGACACGTTATAGGATCACACTAGAACTAGAAGTACTCAATGATTTCAACCCCCGCGATATCAATTGGGAAAAACTGTTTGATCTCGGTGGGGATGAGTCTGCGAGGGCGTATATTGAGGACTTGAGCAATGATCGAGTCTGGTAGGATCTTATAACAACTCGCATCAATACCCTGGAGTCTAACACAAGACCCAGGGTTTTTTAGTGTCTTATGACAGTTCTAGAGGTGGCACACACCCCCTTGCGGATGCTCGTGTGTGGTGTTATGTTATACACATCACTCACAAAGTTCTTATGAACATTGATTATTATACTTTCCAGGACTTCTTAGATGATGCCACTCCCGAAGAATGGGATCAATGGGAACAAACAGCAGCGGAGCTTGAATTACCCTTAGACTACTATCTTCAGGAATTCGTGTTCATTATGCCAGTTGAGTAAGTGGCACACAGGGGGTTGCGGGTTGGCCGCGGCGGTGTTATGTTTGATTCGTGGTTGAGGAATTCTCTACACAAACCTCCCACTCCCTAATGTTATGAAACTCTTTGCCCACAAGTTCACTCAAACCCTGATGTACAATCTAGCAACCATTGCCGCAATTGTGATCGGTGTGTGTCAGTTTCTGATTCGTGCCTGGAATGAGAACAATGGTACACAAAAAACCCGTAAAGTGATTCAAACCGTGCTGGCATTCATTGACACTTTGATTGATCGCAGTAAGGTATACTTTGCCGAGAGCGAAGCGGCTGCCGCTGTGCCAGTTGCGCCACTGCCCACCAAATCCCCCAAGCGCCCTCAGGGGTGATAGATTACATTCGTTCCTGAGATTTCTGATGAGAACACTCACCCTTCAGGTCACCGAAGTTTCATTTGATTTTGATGATTTAGACTTCACCACAGAGCAACAACAAGAAGTTGTAGATTCTGTGGTTGGTAATGTCTTTGAGGTGGAGGTTGATGATGACGATGATGATGAAGTTGTTGCCGATGCTCTAGTTGAAGAGGTGACAGATTATGCCGGTTGGTGTGTCTGTTCTCTGGATTTCGTTCACGTTCTTAACACTCACTGATGATTAGTTCTGAAATTGGTGACGCAATCTCACTTGCGTTCTACAATCTTTCTCAACACAATCGGATGCTTTATGATTACTGGTTGAGCGAATTGTATGATGAGGAAGGTGAGATTATTGTTGATCAATGGAATCAACAAAACCTGAAACTTATGGAGGATGATGTAATGAATCAACTCCAGGCAGTGGACGGTTGACCTAGTGGCACAAGGGGGGTTGCGCTGCCCCCCAATCCGTTCTACATTACATTCGTTCCTGAGACACCAACCAATGTCCATCACTCTCACCGTGAACTACAAAGAAACCCTCAGCGCCGATGCTGTTGAGAAGATCGATGAGTTGCTTGAGGAGAACTATGCTCTGGATGACATTCTGGAGTTCATCGACAACTACAATGAGAACGACTTCGTTGCATACTATGAGGAGTATGTTCGTTGTGGTGAGGCAATCGGTTACGATGCCGTTGATGCCCTGATCGGTGAAATGGGTTGCGTTTCTGACATTGAGGGATGCGATGAGCGTTTCCGTGGTTGGTATGAATCCACTGCAGATTTCGCTGAGCAGTATACTACCGATGTCTATGGCGATGTTTCCACCCACGTTGTAGTTGACTGGGAAGCAACCTGGGACAGCAACCTGTATTCCGACTTCACCGCTTGTCGGAAGGGATACCGTGAGGTTGCTGTCTTCAGCGACTACTGAACACACGGGGGGCATTCGTGCCCCCTTTTTTATACAAACTCGGCGGCCGCCCGCGTGCCAGTCGACCTAGTGGCACACACCCCCCTTGTGGAACCCCCCAGGACCTGCCATACTAAGCACATGCAAAACAAACACCTTGAACACCCCGAAGATGCCATCCTCACGGGCGACCTTGATGTGCTGGACTGGTTCGTTAATCCTGGCGCTCTCAGTGTCAAGATGGATGGCGCTCCCGCTATTGTTTGGGGAACAAACCCCGCCAATGGTAAGTTCTTCGTTGGCACTAAAAGTGTCTTCAACAAAGTAAAGATTAAGATCAACCACACACACGATGAAATTGATCAGAACCACGTGGGTCGTGTCGCAGAAATTCTGCACAAGTGTCTTGATTGGTTGCCTCGCACTGAGCGTATTATCCAAGGTGACTTCATCGGATTCGGCGGATCGGATGAATACAAACCAAACACCATCACCTATAAGTTCCCAGAGGTAATCACTGAGGAGATTATCATTGCCCCTCACACAGTGTATGAGGCAAACGATGACCTGCGCGATAGTTGGGCACTGCCCCTGATGGTCAACCTGGACAGCACTGATTCTGTTCTGTTCGTCAAACCTGATGCTTACATTGCTCACAATCAAACCTCATTCGCTGATGTTGAGGAGGTGTGCAAGTTCGCCCGCCAAATGTCAACCACTTGTGAGTTCGTTGATGGTAAGCAACTGGCAGAACTGAAAAAGCAACTTAACGCTTGCATCCGTGAGCAACGCCCCGTTGAGGATGATGCCTTTGATTGTGATCCTAACCTGATTCGCTTGTGGAAACTGGTTAAGAGCATTAAGGAGGATTGCCTATTCCTGCTGCGCAATGATGGACCTGAAGCATACATCAACGGTGAGCGTATCGTTGGTGAAGGTTATGTAATGACCAATGAGTTTGGTATGTTCAAACTGGTTAATCGTGAAGTTTTCAGTTATTACAACTTCACCCTGGCAAAGACCTGGTGACAATCGCTGAGGTGGCACAGAGGCGCTTGTGGGTGCCTCTCCGTGCCCTATACTGATTCTGTTGAGAGGAACCCCAATGTTTGACGAACTGTGGCAAGAGATCCAGGATATGCCTGGTGAGATCTTTGACCTTGACATTCCTGAACTGAAGGATGACGAATCCTTCAATATGAACGACTACCTCGCTGCTGACTATGACTTCTGAGACCTTCACCTCTTTCACCCAGGATGAGATCCGTGCTCTGCTGGAACTGATTGAATTCCACGACGACTGGGATGAGGTAAGCGAGCACCTGGGCGTTGACCTTGCCCAACTCTATGATAAAGTAGCAGCACTCCACACCTTCTGATTCACTGATGCGCTCCATCCTCCCTCTTGGTTTCTGTGCCATCGCCTTGTGGATCGGTGGCAACGTCCTATCAGCAGGTGCTCAGATCACCAAAGCAAACGCCGACCGCCTGGCAGTGGCAATGTGTGAAGTGTCACAGGACTGCCGCTAAGCACCCCACCTGACCCCTTATACTGATCTCAGTTCACAAGGAACCCCACAATGCTCGTTCAACAGATCGGCAGCAACATGACTGAGGTGATGCTTGCAGACGGGACTGAGATCCTGATCTCCTACACGACTCCCGTTGCTGCTCGCATCCCAGGTCGTGGATGGGTCCGCACTGCCCACAAGTGGAGCGCCACCACATCAAAGCACATCAACAAGTGGTTGGTCGCTAAGATCGGTCGGACCGACTGTGTACCTGCTGTTGATCAGTGGGAGATCGACCAACTGATCGCCTTCTGAAGTGGCACAGGGGGGACTCTGATCCCCCACCTTGACCCCTTATACTGATTCAAGTTCAAACGAAACCAATGCGCTACGATGTGATCTGCCCCTCCGCTCCCTGGGAGAACACCACCACCGATGCGGATCGCGCCTATGACCTCGCCTATGACCTGAGTGATGAGTATGGGTATTGTGAGATCCGCCAGAACGGCATGGTGATCGCAGACTACGGGAACCCTGCCACCTTCCTGGGTTGACCCCTGATCTGCTACAATTGCTCAGAACCCCCCACGCCTCTGATGCTGATCCGCACTCCCCGCTTCATTGAACCGATCTTCTACGCTGCCATCGACCCCCGTGCTCGTATCCGTGATGAGGCAGCAGCAGTGAGCATCGGCAACCGCTATCTGGG